TTAGGCATCTTATAAGACTCGGTCTTACTTATCTTTTGTGCTACATTTTCTCTTACACCTATTAGTCTAGCAACGGACTTCAAGGTCATCATTGGGCTACTTTCTTCTTCCTGGAGTTGTTTTTCTTTATTCTTGTAGTACCAGGCTAACTTTTCTGATCTATGTTTTTCTTCGTTAGCTTCAAATTTAGCTACACGTTTAAGGCGTAGTGCTTCTTTATTTTTTTCTCTATACTCTTTATTTCTCAGAGCTTTCTTTATCTGTTCTTCTGTTGTCATAAGTCCTCCATTAGTTAATTGAATGCTGACCTATTGATTATGGTACTTACATTAGCCCTTACCTTTTACCTATCCTCTATACTCAAGATGATTAGCAGTTAATATAGAGGTGGCATCAATAGTACTTCAAGCCGTCAGCGTAGCCTTTAACATCCTTGTTGCGATATTTCCTTGGAGAGTAGGGCACTGCGTAATATTATTTGTGTCGGCTAAATGCTGCGATGGCAGCGACTCGCCCATGATTTAAATCTTTCTTCAGTATGTCTTCGTTAGTTAGTAGAGCTTCGTTCACATTAGTTATTGCTCGGAAGGCTTTATTAATTTCAGAAGATAAAGACTTTTTTAACTTCTCTACCGCAACATCTGATTGTCTGTTGGGTAGCACTATAAGGTAACCTTTGCCCCTCACATTAGTAAGGTACATCTTATGATCTTCTAAAAGACTTTTCTTTACACCTTCCAGCATACCTAGGAACTCAAAAGCATAAGCTTCAAATTGTTTTTTAGACCCATAAGTAGGCAATTTAAGTTTAAAGTTGTCCGCTAACCATTCGTTTGTTACAACATCGCCATAGTCAAACATGAGTGCAATGTCATTAGCTACTTTTAAATGAGGTTTATCTACTTCTTCTATGTATGTATTGTTGTCAGTTATCATGCTAATATCTCCGCTGTGAATCTACCAAATGTACCACCTTTTTCAGGTCTAAATCCACCGATACCTACGAACATCCCTGCATTATCTATAGACTGTTTCAACTGGTTAACATCTAATACATTCTCATCATATAATAAACTGAAGGTAGTGTTCCAGGAAACAAACTTAGGACGGTAACATATAACTCTTGCTTGTGATACCACTACGCTACGTCTATCTAAATAGCGTTGCTCCCATAACTGTTCTATAGTTAACTTCTTACCGTATTCTAAAGGAGATAGCTCGTTCTCCATCATTGTTCCACGTTTAATCTGCATACCTAATTTGTTTAGCTTGCCACCATTAACAATCGCAGCTCTTATGTTTTGTGTAGGTAACACAACATTTAATTTATCATCCCAGTACAACAAACCACGCCATTGTGATTTAGCTATAGCATAGTGATCGTCTTCTGTTTTCTTACGTTTAGATGTAAGTTCTTTGTGGGCAATCGTTGCTTCGTCTAAAGGATCTGCAAGTCTGTCTGCTGATAATAAGATTGGTGATGTGCCTGTTAATTTAACTGTAATCTTTTTCATTTTATTTCTCTGTTATGGTTAATGTTATCCCCTTATGGGGCTTTGCTTTGCTCCGCTGTGCTTTGCTGTACTGCGCTTAGCTCAACTGCGCTCTGTGGTACGAATACCGCATTAATAACTACATGAATTACTAATACGCTACTTTGTAGCCTGTGCTGCGCTTTGCTAGACTAAGCTGTGCTTCGCTATGCTTTACTACGCTCCGCTCGGCTTCGCTGCGTGGTACGAATACCGCATTAATAACTACTGGAATTACTAATACGCTACTTTGTAGCCTTTGCTTTGCTAAGCTTAGCTAGGCTTCGCTTTGCTCTGCTGCGCTTCACTCTGTGGTACGAATACCGCACTAATAACTCTTAGAACTACTAGTACGCTACTTTGTAGCCTGTGCTTTGCTCGGCAGTGCTTCGCTTGGCTCCGCTTGGCTTTGCTGTGGTGCGCTGCGCTAGGCTTTGTGGTACGAATACCGCACTAATAACTCTTAGAACTATTAGTACGCTACTTTGTAGCCTTTGGTTTGCTCTACTGTGCTGAGCTTGGCTTCGCTAAGCTGCGCTTTGCTTAGCTTTGTGGTACGAATACCGCATTAATAACTACATGAATTACTAATACGCTACTTTGTAGCCTTTGCTGCGCTTTGCTACGCTCAGCTGGGCTGGGCTATGCTCGGCTTCTCTCTGCTATGTGGTACGAATACCGCACTAATAACTACATGAATTACTAATACGCTACTTTGTAGCCTGTGCTGTGCTGTGCTGCACTTCGTTGCACTTTGCTACGCTTAGCTATGCTTCGCTTTGCTTCGCTTTGTTTTTGTTATAATCCACACTCCTTCCAAAGTTTCTCCGCCAGTAAGTGGCGGATGGGGTTATTAGTTTTTACCGCATGGCGGTATTGTCTTCCGAGTTGTAAGCAATGTTTACTTATCGGAGCTTTAGCCGTAAACTTATCTCTTGCCATCGTATCGATGGGGGTTAACAGCAGTATTAATATCAGTTGGGATAGTCCCAACGTGCTTAACAGATTAGTCGTTAATGATTTCATTGTCAAGCTTTTTTGTTAAGTCAAAGAATGCACAGCGGTGTGCTGATTTTCCAACTTGCTTCTGACACATCTGCACAAAGCGAACATCTCTTTTATAGTCTTTGATGTCCTCATTCTCATAAGCCCCTGATTTTAATACACTTACCAATACATACAAGTGCTTGTATACTGTCTTCCCGTCCAGGGTTGTCCCCTGTTCGTATCTTGCGATCCACTCTTCCCTAGGCAGTATCGGTCTGAATTCCTTTTCGTATAACGTCGTCACCCCTTTTTCATCTGTTCTAAACTCCCTTATGTTTTTAAATATTGCATCTGTATCTCGTGCTATGAGTTCATCAAGCCCTTTGCTGTATATCTTATGTTTGGGCAATATGATCTCTTTCTTAATAGTCTTTATCGGACTTGGATCAGGCATTATCCGTTTCCGTCTGCCCTGACTTAGCATTGAGTAACTGTCCTCATAGAACTTCTTAGCCTCTTTTATCGCTTCATATAAGTCGTCCCACAGAGCTAGGTGTTCATATGCTTTTTGCCACTCCATTAGTCGTGTGTTTAAACTCTTTAACCTTGGTGCTACTTCTTTGGCTTTAGCGGTCAATTTGGCTGTGTTTGCGACCTGTAGCGGTCTCCCTTTTCTTTTGCGTATGCGTGATGTTGTGTCACCTTGCTCACCGTACGATAGGTCAAATGCTAGGCAATAGATGGGTTTCGCTTTATATCCAGTCCCTGCTGATATACGTTTCAAGAGCGTTCCACAGTATGCGGACGACTTCCGCCATATGACTGCTTCCTCTACCAAATGCTCCTGCGTTATAAAACGTGAGTCGATATACAGCATATCTTTTTCAATCTCATACCTTATATATACGCTCATTGGAATAACCCCATGTTCTAGTGGTTCTCCTTTCTTTTTTTCGTGTACTACGAACGTATAGTGTGGGAAGGCTGTCATTAATTCTTGTGGTGTCATCTTAACCCCCTACGTGTGATGTCTTTTTCATGCAGGGGTCTCTAGGCACACTCTCAACCCATTCCGCTCCGTCATAAGCAGCAGGAAAGTACACATAATTAGTTGTCCATGCTGTAAATGGTTTGCCTTTTGGTAGTCCGTAACTCTCCCCATCAAACTCTTGTAACATCTCCACTTCCGTTAAGGTTGTTGCAAGTGAAGCTATGTCCTCGCCTAATGATCGCACTTCGTCTTCTATTTCTTTTTTCCAGTTCATTTCATATACTCCTCAGCTTCTTGAAAGCTCTTTCGGTTGGTCGGTAGCTCTAGCACTTCGTATATCTTGGACTCCATTTTGCCTTTGCTTTGGGCTGTGTCATCTACGATAAACATACCTGAGCGTGTCTTGTGTATAGTAACCTTAGAGGTGTCGCTTTGTTGTCCTGTTACATAGCCTAAGCCGAATGTAAAAAGAGCTGTGATTGTAATTGTTGCCAGTATATTTTTTGTGTCCATTAGAATGCTCCTAAAATTGGGATTAAGTCATTACACGTTGCTTCTGTTATTTCTTTGTAGTTATCTATGTAAGTTAAGCATCCGTTAGGTTGTTCATATGTTCCCTCTATCTCTTCACTTACTGGATCGTCCTCGCTATACCATGTTGAACATAGTTCTTTAAGTTTATCTTCAATCGTTTCATCTGTTGCCCGCACAAGCACGCTAGTTCTGAACTCCATGTCGTAGTAACTATCTATGATGTTAGCTATGTAGTATCGGTTTGTATCGCTCATTGTATTACCTCCATCCACGCACCTTTTTTATGCCATGTAGCAATGTGCCTGTCGTGTGAATAATATAAAGATAAGTTAATATCTTCCTCTTTTCTCAAGTCCCTTTTTACATTCTTATAATGTCTACATACTACCTCCTCGAATTTAGCTCTTGAGAATTTCGTGTATTTCCATTTAGTTAGTGCCATTGTCTTTCTCCAGTTTTATTATGGTTTTCTTAATTTTAACCTCGCCCTTGGCGAGGAGTTCTCTGTATGCTTCCATAGCTTTGGTGGTTTGCTGGACTGTATATCCTCCACCTGCGACATCGAGTAATACTCTGTGTGCGTTATTTTTTGTCGTTGTTAAGATCATCGTAGTCCCCTAAATTAAATCTTTTAGTTCAGCCACAGGCACGATCCTGTAATCATTACGATCATAATCCATGCCTTGCTCTTCCATCTCTTCAATCAAGTCGTCAATCTCTTCTTGTGCTTCCTCTGGGCTTTCAAAGTATGATGTATCTTCACCATCGTGCCACACGTTTTCCCAGTTATCGCCAAATCTTGTTTGTACTTCAAATTTCATTGCCATACCCTCCAAGTAGTTCGTTGATCGCGTTGATCTTGCGAGCTATGTCCATCAACTCTTCTTTACACTCAGCTTCGTGAATGTATAGCACCTCCATAATCCTGCTAAATGTTGGCTCATTTCAAATACCTCTTTCTAAAGTCGTTTAAAATATACATGTAGTCCGCCAGATCACTCTCTATATTGTCGTAGCTAGTGTAAAATCCGATAAATACATTCCTGTCCCTTTCTAAGTCGTCTATCCAGTCGAATGTAATACCAATCTCGCCATCGTCAGGCAGTTCGAGACTATCATTTTCTACATACTCCCATGCAGGTGTACAATACACCGTCCTGTTTGTTTCTACTTCCCAGCATACAGCTCCTGTATGCGTATCAACACTAAAGTCTTCGTCATGATCTGCGATCCCCTTGAGCAATAGGTTCAGGTAATCTCTTTTATCTTTTGGTGTCATTGTGGCTCTCCAATTAGGTTGTATACGTTCGGTTTGCGTTTAATAATAATCTCGGTCTTCGTTCATCTCTTCGTGTTGCTCCAGCAGTTGCTTTTCTATCTCTCCCAAGGTTTCCTCGTTTAAAACCAAGATAAGATCAACTCCGCTGTGTATAACAGCATAAATCTCTACTAGACCACGGTGTCCGTGGGTTAAAGCCTTCATGTAGTCTGGTGCTTCGTACGTGAAGATGACATCCATGTCTACCCCTGCCACCACGCAATCTGTTTCTATAGCGTCACTCGGTATTTTAAATTCGCTCATGTTTTTATCCTTGAGCTGGTGTTACCCAGCTCTGTTGAAATTAAGTTTTAATCTTCCCAATCTTTTAAAACTGCTTGTAGTTTTGGGTCTTTTACAGCAATATTGTCCTGAGTTTGACGCCATTCCATAGGGAATGTTTTTTCTAAATAATAGTCAAGCCATATATTAACGCTCCTCCTTTCATGGTGAGCTTTGTCTTTTAATATAGCGTAAGCCTTGCGAGATATAGCTACTGATATAGTTTTTTTAGTCATAAGTTATATATAATGTGTGTTAAGGAGTTGGTAATATATCAGAACTAAATAATAAGTCAAATAGTTAATGTATGGCTAAAGCATAATAGTTTTAAATACCAATGTTAACGTGTAATCGCCATAAAAAATAAAATTAACTAACACTACAAAGTAACAATCCAGGTTTCATGCGGGTTGTAGAGGTTTTGCTGCTGAAAAAAATAATTAAATCGCTTAACAAGCTCCGCATGTATTGCCGTACTGTATCTGTGGTGTGAGAAGTTGGTGTTGTTATGTAGGTTTTCTTTGAATTGGTACAAATTAGGACAATTGTCTATGGCTTGTGAGATTGTAGAGTTTATGCGGGTTGTGTGGGAGCGTATAGCGAGATTTAAAAAATTATTTAAGTTCTGAGAGTTTACTTATATTTAGATTGAAAAAAAGAGAAGTGTAAAAGGAGAACAAAAAGAGAACAGTACTTTTTTTAGATCTCTAGAATATATATATATATTTATTTATTAATAATAATAATATAACTTAACAAATACAACCGAACCGCAGAACTGCTGGACTTTGCCATCAAATTGCCAATATATCTACTTTGTACCAGTTGAAATAAAACATACACAACAAGCTTATTTAACTCAAGCAGACCGTAGACTGTAACCCCATAAAGTATAATTTTGAGCCGTGACTACCCTGCATGATCCAATTGCCTGCGTGTTGCCATAAAAATAATCGATTTAAGCCACGATAATTTCAAACCTAGGTCTGAGTACTACTTTTTTTGTTTCGTTCAATAAAGATAGTGCTATCACGTTAATTTGGCAGGTTGAGCAGGATATGACTGCTTAATATCACAGGCATAAAAAAGGGGGCATATGCCCCCTTGATTCAGTTTTACTCTTATTCTACTAGTACAGTTTTACTTTGTTACTTAAGATAAAATCATTATCTAGTTTTATTTCTAGATAGCCATTATCTAGTGGCGTACATTCAACCCTTTTATAGCCATAATCAAACAATATACTACATAACAAGTCCCTTGTTGATTCTGATATCCCGCCATATTTACCCTTTCTTAAGCATACAATCTTATTGTCTAGCATATTGCCTATAATCTTTTTACCAGTTATTAATTTCATTTTATATAGTCCTATTATTAGATTGCTAATGATAATTTAACTTTCTTTGTATATGTGCCGTGTACACGAAAGCCGATAATATAATCTCTATCACTTTTTTGACACAAACCGCAATTAGCACAATTAACCTTATCGCTTGTTTGTGCGGGGCATATTACAATTTTATTATTATTTGGTGTATAAGTAACTTTGTCGCAATTCTCACTTACTACCACTACCACTGGTGCAATGGTTAAAGCTTTATAGTCATCGGCTTGATCAATGCTATTAGCTGATAAGTTAACAGTAAAACCGCCATTATTAGCCATTTTAACCGCTTGGATATTATTATCGTTATCCATCGGATAATGAGTATATGTAAAACCACTTTTGTTTTTATTAGCTTGTACCAAGTCCTTTAAAGCTTGAGGGTTGATAATGTTATTATCGCCTACTAAGTCACCGCTAACATTGTGACGCCATAAAACTCTTTTAGGTAGTGCTTTTATAGCATTGATAAATTCATTCCAATTTGTACCACGTTCACCACTTGTTACTTTATCCCAATGTAATTGCGTATAATATCCTTCGGCATAACAGCCATTTTTAAGCAATGGGCAACTAGGCGGGCAAGTTTTGCGGTTTGATACTGTTACAGGTATCGCACCAGTTTTAGAGTTACTTGAAACTTTAGTTAGTGAATAATTGCCAATCATAATAAGACTCTCATTAAGTTATAAATAGTTCGGTAACACCAAACGACGACTATAATATAACAGACTAAAACAATAAAAGCAAATAAATATTATCAATCAATTGAATAACGCTATGCAGCTTGGCTAACATCAAGGCTCAGTCGCCTGGCTTCTGTATATAGCAGACCCACGGGGCGGGTAACCCCCCAAATGCATTTAACGTCCCGGCAGGTGCGCATAAACTATATTCCACTCACTTAATCCCAAAATTTCCATCAAAAATCCCACATCACAATACCACATAAAAACTAAGGTAAATCCCACATCACAATACCACATAAAAACTAATGTAAAGCCAAAACATAATTACCCTACAAAAACTACGTTTTCCCCAAAACACCCCCCATGCCTTTTTTAAAACAAAAACCAAAAAATTTTATATAAAAATTTTCATTGACATCCCGTCCTGTATCCATTACGCTTCCACCATCTGAACTCCGAGTTCTGCGAACATGACAAAAAATAAAACTACAGATGACTTTGAAATCCCTCTAGGTGTACCTAGTGTTAACGCACAAGACGTTTTTGCGGATCTAAAATTTCAAGAACTGAATCACCCTGCCGACTTACCTTTGCTTCCAACAGAAGAGGATAAAAAATGGGCGGAGAAAACCGCACAAGAAGGCGTAAAATTAACAAGTGCCCCATCACTTGCAGCTGAAAAATATTTAAAAAAGCACTTCGGGCAATACAACTTTGACTTGCCTACAACGCAGGGACAATGGCAGAACTTCGTTCTGACTAAATTAGTACAACAAGCTAATGATCCCGATCCAAAAATAAGTAAATCTGCGTTAGACACTCTAGCTAAAACCAGCACCGTGGGCCTCATGGTGGAGAAAACAGAACTTAGCATTACCCATAAAACAAGTGACGAGTTAGAGAAGACCCTACGCCAAGCAATGCAAAGATATCTCAATAAATCAGACGAAAAGGTTATCGAAGGGGTGGTATTGAGTGTTTGAAGACTTTAGCCCAGAAGATTTTGATGCCCTTATCAGTGCCGCGCCACTAGCGGAAAAAGCTGCCTTATTAGATGTTATACAAGAATTAAATACCCGTAAAGAAAGAGCCCATGCCAGAGAAGACTATATAGCCTTTGTTAATTCGGTGTGGCCTGATTTTATTAGTGGTGCGCATCACAGGCGTATAGCGAAGCTTTTTGAAGCTGTTGCTCGTGGTGAAAAGAAAAGAATTATTATTAATCTTGGGCCTAGGCATACCAAGTCTGAGTTTGCGTCTTATTTATTACCCGCGTGGTTCTTAGGACAGTTCCCTAAGAAAAAGATAATGCAGATAAGCAACACCGCTGAATTAGCCGAGGGTTTTGGTCGTAAAGTACGTAACTTGGTAAACTCAGATGAATACAGACGAATATTCCCAGAAGTCGAGCTCCGCACGGATTCCAAGGCAGCGGGACGCTGGAATACAAACTTTAATGGCGAGTACTTTGCTGCTGGTGTTGGCGGTACCGTTACTGGGCGGGGTGCTGATTTGCTCATTATTGATGACCCTCATTCAGAAGGCGAAGCCGTTATAGCTCAGTTTAACCCTGAAGTTTACGATAAGGTCTTTAGTTGGTATTCATCAGGTCCTCGTCAGCGGTTACAGCCTGGGGGAGCCATTATTATCGTTATGACCCGATGGTCCATGAGAGACCTGACAGGACAGATTTTAGAGCACTCTGCTATGAATGGCGGCGACAAATGGGAGGTTGTTGAGTTCCCTGCTATATTACCCAGTGGCAAGCCACTATGGCCTGAGTTTTGGAACATTGAAGAACTTGAAGCTGTACGTAACGAAATTCCAGCAAGTAAATGGCAAGCACAGTACCAACAACAACCTACGTCTGAAGCAACAGCCATAATCAAGAGAGAGTGGTGGCAAGAATGGAAGGAAAAAGATCCGCCTGATTGTGACTTTCTACTGATGTCAATGGATACGGCGTTTGAGAAAAAGACCAGTGCTGACTATAGTGCCATTGTGATATTTGGTGTTTGGAACAATCCTGAAGACGGAGATCAACCAAATTTAATACTTTTAGAGGCATGGAGAGAACGCTTAGAGTTCCCTGATTTAAAGCAACGCACGTTAGAGTTTTATCAAGAGTGGGAGCCTGATGGGGTTATTGTTGAGAAGAAAGCTTCAGGAGCTCCACTAATTTACGAGTTAAGACGGATGGGCATACCTGTACAAGAGTTTACACCATCACGTGGACAAGATAAGATATCAAGACTTAATGCGGTGGCTGATATTTTTGCTTCTGGTAAAGTATGGGCTCCTCTTACTCGATGGGCTGATGAAGTAATTAATGAGATTGCCTCGTTTCCAGCAGGTAGGAATGATGACTTTGTGGACGCCGTAACTTTAGCTCTTGCTAGGTTTAGGTCTGGGGGCTTTATTGGATCTGCTAAAGATAAGGATATTGATGAAGATAGCTGGATGTATAAGAAACGTGCTAACTACTACTAACGAACAAACAACTTAAGGATCTACTGATGGCTGAAGTCCCAAACAACATATTTAAGGCGATGCAACCGCAGAGCCCGTTTTTAGAAGAAGATGATGAGGCACCGATTGAGGTAAACATCGGGGATCCTATGGATCCTATTGATACTGAAGTTGATGTAGAGATGGAACAAGAGCCGGGGTTTGATGCGAACCTTGCGGAGTATATGGACGAGGCAGATATGGCCTCATTAGTAGCTGACTTACTTGATGACTATAACAATGACAAGAACGCTCGTAAAGAGTGGGAGTCTACTTATGTAGACGGGTTAGATTTGTTAGGTTTAAAAATTGAAGAGCGTTCAGAACCTTGGCAAGGTGCCTGTGGTGTATACCACCCCATGCTAACAGAAGCGGCTATCCGCTTTCAGTCTGAGATGATCTCTGAAACATTTCCTGCTCAGGGACCTGTAAAAGCCCGCATAATCGGCAAAGATGACCCTGATACCCAGAAGTCTGCAGAACGTGTTGTAGAAGACATGAACTACCAGCTTACGGAAAAAATGATCGAGTTTAGACCTGAACATGAAAAGATGTTGTGGTCCTTGGCATTGGCAGGAGCCGCGTTTAAGAAAGTGTATTTTGATCCATCGTTAAATCGTCAGGTAAGTATGTTTGTACCTGCAGAAGATCTTTATATACCCTATGGAGCATCTGATGCGCGTACTGCAGAAAGGCTTACTCATGTCATGCGTAAGACCAAGAACGATGTTAAGAAACTTCAATATGCTGAGTTTTATCGTGATATAGACCTTGGTGAACCAACAAAAGACCTTGACGATATTCAGAAGCGCAAAGACGAAGCTGATGGGTATAAAGCCACATATGACAACCGCTATAGACTCCTAGAGATGCAGGTTGAGTTAGATCTTGTTGGGTTTGAAGATGTTGATGACGACTCAGGTGAAGAGACAGGCATAGCCCTGCCGTATGTTGTGACCATTGAACAAGGCACACAAGAGATTTTATCCATTAGACGTAACTGGGATGAACATGACCCTCTTAAACAAGCTAAGCAACACTTTGTACAGTATACTTATATCCCCGGTTTCGGTGCTTATGGCTACGGGCTTATTCATCTTATTGGTGGCTTTGCTAAATCTGCAACTTCTATTGTCAGACAGTTAATTGATGCAGGTACACTAAGTAACCTACCCGGTGGTTTAAAGTCTAGAGGTCTTAGAATTAAAGGTGATGACACTCCGATCATGCCGGGTGAATGGCGAGACGTTGATGTACCATCTTCTAATATTAAAGATAATATCTTACCGCTTCCATATAAAGAGCCAAGCCAAACACTATTTACACTATTACAGAACGTAGTAGAAGAAGGCCGTAGATTAGCAGCAGTTGCTGATGTTAAGCTGGATAACATGAATGGCGAGGCGCCAGTAGGTACTACACTGGCTATATTGGAAAGAACTCTAAAGGTGATGTCAGCTGTTCAGGCTCGTGTTCACTATTCGATGGAGCAGGAGTTTAAGTTAATTGCAGCGTTGGTAAGAGACTATACTGCCCCTGCTTATGACTACATGCCAGAGTTTGATGCTGAACCCTCAGCTAAGAAAGAAGACTATGATAAAGTTGATATTATTCCAGTCTCTGATCCAAATGCTAGTACTATGGCGCAAAGGATCATTCAGTACCAAGCAGCTATACAATTAGCTCAACAATCTCCACAAATATACAACTTACCTGTACTACATCGACAAATGCTTGAAGTTATGGGTATTAAAGACGCAGATAAGATCGTTATTGTGGAAGAAGATCAAAAACCAACTGATCCTGTAACAGAGAATATGGACATTCTTAAAGCTAAACCTGTCAAAGCGTTCATAGAACAAGACCATGATGCACACTTAGCAGTACATAATGCGTTAATAAACGATCCTAAAGTAGCCGCAGCAATGGGTCAAAACCCACAAGCAGCAGTGTTAAAACAGGCGTTAATGGCTCATATTATGGAGCATGTTGGCTTCCAATACCGTAGAGGTATAGAGACTCAGCTAGGTACTACACTACCTCCAGAAGATACAGAGTTAAGCCCTGAAATGGCTGTACAACTGGCAAAACTATCTGCTGATGCAGCTAAACAACTACTACAAGCAAACCAAGCTGAACAATCCCAACAAACGGCTCAACAGCAAGCACAAGACCCTGTAGTACAGATGCAGCAGAAAGAATTACAACTTAAAGAGCAAGAGATCAATAACAAAAAAGAGATCGAGCTTAAGAAGATTGACGCTAGTAAAGAAATAGCGATGCTAAACAATGAGGCTAAATTAATGCTTCAAGGTGAAGACGCTAAGGTTCAAGGGTTATTTAAAGGGTTAGATATGGCGACTCAACAAATAGAAGCTCAAAGACAAGCCGAGGTTCCACCAATGCCACAAGCAGGGCCACAAGGGGCTCCAGCAGCGCCTCCACCACCACAAGGAGCGCCAGCACCTGCACCACAGGCTCCAATGCCTAGGGGGCCTCTTTAACTTTGCAGAAGGAGGAATAGTTAATTCTGATTATGATATGAAGGCATATAAGGCAGCAGTTGAAAGGAAGGAAATACCTGACACAATGGCAACTGGAGGGCATGGTCCAGATACATTTAAGCTTCCTAATCACCCTACTTTTTCAGAAGAAAGTATGCACTCCACATCAGAAACGCCGGGGGGGAAATGGCAAAAAGGGGAGAATGATAGGTGGTACTTCCATCCTTCGGAACATAATCTAAAAAATAGATCACCTGAGGAGTTAAGTAATTACTTTATTAATAAAGAGAAAAAAGGAACTCATTTAGTACTACCAACAGGCCAACTTATTGAAGGAACTAAATAATGAAAACTGTACTAGATGTACTGCGTAAAGATCTTGAAGATGAGATAGTTGCTCACATGGATGCCCTTGCAAAAGGGCGTGTTGAGGACTTCCCAGCTTACAAATTATTGGTAGGGACTTTATCGGGTCTGTCCTTAGCTCTTAATCGTTTAAAAGACCTGCAAAAAATCGAGGAAGAAAATTAATGAGTACCAAAGATATAGGAAATATAGATACGGATGCCACTATTCAAAAGGGAGAGTCATTAGCTGACCGCTTACCAGATCCGGTAGGTTATAAGCTTTTATTGATTAAACCAAAGATAGTGGACAAAACAGCGAGCGGTATTGAAATGCCAGACGCTTTCAAAAAGAAAGAAGAGGCAGGTGCTGTAGTTTGTATGGTGCTTAAAGTAGGCAACATGGCTTATGAAGATAAAGTAAAATTCCCAACAGGTCCTTGGTGTCAAGAAGGTGATTTCGTGTTAATTGGAGCATATCGTGGTTCACGGTTCTCTGTTGATGGGGAAGAGTTCATCTTAGTAAATGATGACATGATTGAAGGTACAGTTGCTGACCCACGTGGCATTAGCCGCGCATACTAGGAGGATAAATGGCTGAAGAATACGAAAATGAAGATATCGATGTAGATATTGATGGTAGTGATGACTATGAGGTAGATATTGTAGACGACACACCTGAAGAAGATAGAGGCAGAACTAAACTAGCTGACGATGGTGATGATGACGATGATGAGTTAGAGTCTTACTCTAAAGGCGTTCAAAAGCGCATTAATCAGATAAACCATAAGTACCACGATGCTAAACGTGAGAAAGAAGCGTTAGAAAGACAAAATGCTGAAGCTATACGTATTGCTCAGGCTATTCTTGCAGAAAACGAACAGTTAAAAAGCACACTTAACTGGGGGCATCAGGAGTATACGAAGGAAGCTCAAGGCCGTTTAGAATACGCACATAAAATTGCGCAGGATAAATACCGTCAAGCTTTTGAAACGGGTGATACAGATGGAGTACTTGAAGCACAGGAAGAGTTAAGCGAATTAGCCAATCAAAAACGGCAGTTAGCTAACTTGGTGCCGCCTGTACAACAAAAAGCTTTACAACCACAAAGTAATGATGTATATATTCCACCATCAGTGCCAGAAGCACCACCAAGAGACTATAAAGCCGAGAGCTGGGCTGGAAAGAATCCATGGTTTGGTAAAGATGAAGAGATGACCGCCTTCGCTTATGGACTGCACGAAAAATTGGTTAAATCCGGTGTAGACCCTACCTCTGATGAATATTATCAGCGTGTAGACTCCCGCATACGGGAAGTATTCCCAAAGAACTTCGACAAGAAGAAATCTTCACCAGTGGCATCGGTAGGTAGAACTACTGCACCAAAGAAAGTCACTTTGAATACATCTGAAGTCGCTATAGCAAAAAGACTTGGAGTACCTTTAGAGGTTTACGCCAAGTATAAAGTAAAGGAGCAACAACTCAATGGCTAACGTACAAATTGATAGAGCACCACGTTCTACAGAAACACGCGAAAAAGAAGTTCGTCCAGTATCATGGAAACCTGCGCATGATTTGCCAGCTCCAGACCCACAGGACGGTTACGTGTTCCACTGGAAGAGAGTTTCTATGCTGGGTGTACCTGATCCCGCGAATATGGCGAAAGCTAAACGCGAAGGTTGGATACCTTGTCAAGCGGAAGACCATCCTGAGTTATTGTCTGATTTTGCTGCCTTTGGATTAACGCCACAAGGTTTGATTGAAATTGGTGGACTTGTTCTGTGTAAGACTACTGTCGAGAACTCAAATTCTCGTAAGGAATACTATGCTAATATGTCCAAAGCGTCTGTGGAGTCTGTTGATAACAACTTCCTACGCGAAAATGATCCAAGGATGCCCCTTTTCTCTGAAAAAGCATCTAAAGTGTCTTTTGGTCGCGGTTCCTAAATGGTTAGGACCGTGTTGAATCTTATTTAGGAGTTTTTTATGGCATATCCTAGCAATGTCGGTCCCTACGGTTTTCTACCGAATACCTTAGAAGGCTTTCAGCCTTACGCTGGTGCAACTCGGTATTTACCGATTGCGTCTGGCTACGCAAAAAATATTGGTTATGGCGACCCTGTGTCTCTATTAGCTGGTGGTACTATCGCACGTGTAGATTCATCTACTGGAGCTAAAACTGCTTGGGCTATTAACCCAATCGGTATCTTCTTAGGTTGCTCTTACACTAGCCCAACTTTAAAATACAAAGTTTTCTCACAATACTGGCCTACTGGAACTTCTGCTTCTGATGCCGTTGCTATTGTTGCTGACGACCCACAAATTTTAATGAAGGTTAATTTGACTAATGCTGGTACAGCTTACACTTCTGGTGCTGCTACTCTAGCTGAGGTTGGTCAAAACATTGGTTACTTCATTCCTACTAACTCAGGTTCTATTGTTGATGGCGTTAATACTGCTACTGGTAACAGCGCCATTTCAGTTGATTTGGCTTCTAAAAACACTACTGCAACACTGCCTTTGCGCATTGTTAGTATGGTTCAAGAAACTGCATTATCTGACGGTACGTTTGTAGAAGCTTTCGTAGCTTATACAGCACCAACAATGACTGCGGCTGTGACTCAATCAGGTACTACTCCATTTGCTGTTTCAGCTGTGGCTATTACTGTCGTTGGTGGTCACGCATATCGCAACCCTGTCGGCATTTAAGGAGTTTAACTAATGGCTGCTATTTCACGCGCGCAACTACTAAAAGAACTACTTCCCGGTCTTAACGCTCTGTTCGGTTTAGAATATGATCGTTATGGTGAGAAGTATAAAGAAATCTTCGAAACTGAAAGCTCTGAGCGTTCATTCGAAGAAGAACAAAAACTGTCTGGCTTTGGTGCCGCTGCGGTTAAAAACGAAGGCTCAGGTATTGTGTATGATAATGCACAAGAAGCTTGGTCTACTCGCTACACCCACGAAACTATCGCTCTGGGCTTTTCTTTAACTGAAGAAGCTATTGAAGATAACTTGTATGACTCATTGTCTGCTCGTTATACAAAAGCATTGGCTCGCGCTATGGCGTACACCAAAGAAGTTAAAGGCGCTGCTGTACTAAACAATGCATTCAACTCCAACTATACTGGTGGTGACGGCAAATCTTTATGTAACAGTGCACATCCTTTAGTTTATGGCTCAACAATTTCTAACGTACCAGCTACACCAGCTGATTTGAACGAAACTTCATTGGAAAATGCGGTTATTCAAATTGCCTTGTGGACTGACGAACGTGGTTTATTGATTGCTGCTAAACCTAAAAAATTGGTTCTACCTCCTGCATTACAATTCGTAGCAACTCGTTTGTTAGAAACTGAATTGCGTGTTGGTACAACTGACAATGATGTTAACGCTCTTAAGAACAATGGCTCAATTCCTGGTGGCTATACTGTTAACCCATGGTTGACTGATACAAATGCTTGGTTCTTATTGACTGACGTTCCAAACGGTCTGAAACATTTTGTTAGAACTCCATTAGCCACTTCTATGGACAGTGATTTTGACACGGGCAACTCTCGCTATAAAGCGAGGGAACGCTACAGCTTTGGTTTTAGTGATCCATTGGGTGTTTTTGGTTCGGCTGGTTCAGCTTAATTTATTAAGATAAATCAGTAGTTTAGGGAGGGGGACTTTTGTCCCCCTTTTCTTTTTGTTTTTATTCTTTAAGGCGTTTACTTATTTATTTTTTATGTTATTATAGGCGTCAAGTAAACCTATAAAGAGACTCAAATGCCTAAAATAATAACTCAAGAAGAATGGTTAACCCGCGCCATAGCAGTTCATGGAGACATTTATGATTTAAGTAAAGCAGAATACATATCAGCAAAAACGCCATTAAGAATAATATGTAGGACCCATGGAGAATTTAACCCCACAAGTATTAACTTTATACATAGTGGTACAGGGTGTCCTAAATGTGTAGGGCGTGAGGCTGATTGGGTAAGCAGATTTAAAGAAGTGCATGGAGATAAGTATGATTATTCTCTAGTTACATACATTGACTATAAGATTCCTGTAAGAATAATATGCAAAGAGCATGGAGAATTTAAACAAACTCCAGACAATCACTATAGAAACAAACAAAACTGTCCTAAATGTAAAAACACTAACATTAGATTAAGAAAACAATTGCCTTTTGAAGAAGTCATAGTTAGGGCAGAAAAACTACATGGGGGTAAGTTCACATATAGTTGTGATTCTTGGAAAAACTTAAATACCTCTTATATAAATATACATTGTGAACATGGAACCTTTAGACAAGTAGGGGTTAATTTACTGTCAGGTAGAATACCATGTCAAAAATGTGGTAATATGAAGTCATCTCCAGAACAAGAAGTAGCAGACTATCTAAACTTGTATATTCCTATTATACAAAGGGATAGAAAATTAATACCCCCTAAAGAGGTAGATATCTACATACCTAGTGCTAATTTAGCAGTTGAGTTTCACGGAATGTATTGGCACTCACATTTTAATGCTAAAGATGAAAAGGATAACAAGAATAAGAGCTATAACAAATATAAAGAATGCGCTGATAAAGGTGTTCGCCTTATAACTATTTATGAGACCGAGTGGCAACAAAGGCAACCTCAAATTAAAAGATTATTAAGAAATGCTATAGGTAAAACAAAAGGCAAACTAATGGCTAGAAAGTGCCAATTGGCTTTAGTACCCACCCAAGCGGCTAAAGAGTTTTATGATAGGTATCACCCCCAAGGAGGTGAAGGAAATGGAAAGCATTATGGGTTATACTGGAAGGGTAAATTAGTCGCATGTATGAGATTTGCTTTAGGAGCTAATGATAGAGGGAGCAACGCTAATAGGGTTTGGACATTAGCAAGATATGCTACCCGAATAAATATTCTAGGGGGAGCCTCTAAGTTATTTAAAGCTTTTGTAAAAGATGAACAGCCTGAGCTAATTAAATCGTTTTCTGATAATAGGTATTTTTCAGGGGGTATGTATGAACAGTTGGGGTTTACAATGGAGTTAGAATCCCAACCAGACTATCAAGTATGGAGCCAAAAGTTAGGACTAAAACCAAAAACCTATTACCAACGTAGAGCTTTACAGAAAAGGCTAAATGATCATAATATTAACGAAACATATGATAGTGAAACGGACTCTAGGACAGAAAAGGAAATGACGTACATAATGGGGGCTGGAAGAATATATGATTGTGGAAAAAAACGATGGGTATGGAAAAATATTGACACTTCCACAAAATAAATGTTATAAGGAGTACATATCTGAGAATATTTTTAACTGCCTACTCGACTGACTCAGCAGATCCGCACACAACGATAGGCGCAAGTGCAATAAGGAATTAAATATGTCTTTTTCAACTTTTTCTGGTCCAGTTCGCGCAGGTACTGTTAGATATACTACTGGTACTACTGTCGGCTCTATTGATAATACTGGTCTTGTAGTTTTAGCGCAATCTGAGGCTTTAAGTTTAACTACTAGCACTCCTTTCGTACTCCCTGCAGGTGCACAAATCGTAAGCATCTTCATTGATGTAACTACTACTTTTACATCTGGCGCAACATTAGCTGTCGGTAACAGCACAACAGCAGCAGCTTATGTAACTGCAATTACTACTCCAGCAGCAGGACGTCAAGCGTTAACTCCAACTGCAGCTCAATTAACAGCTATGAGTAATGTCGGTACTACTGATATGCAAATAGTAGTAACTATGGCTGGTACAACTGCAACTGCAGGTGATGGTTTTATTACTATCAGTTATATACAAAAAACATCTAGTGGTGCTCAAGATCCTGCTTCTGCATAAGAAATAGGTAGGTAGCTTGTGGAACATCAAAGAGCTTCAGATCCAGTGATACAAACGGCGCGGGAGCTCGCTACCCACAGTGCGGACATAAAACACTT